CAACATAAATTATATCGGGTATAAAGTCTTTTTTTAGCTTTAGTTCATTGAGCAAAGCTCTAAAGTGCCCAGTGTGGGCTGCGCCCGTTGGGTACTCTTTAACTATAAGTTTCCCTATAGAGGTCTTTGCTATCCTTTGGATCTTTTTATCGAATACATTTTTTGGAAGCGTTTCCAATTGCTGTATAGGTAAATCCATAAGGTTAGCATCGATTCTTTCTGCTATTCTTTCTTCAGCCATTTCCATGGTGATATAAAGAACATTCTTTCCTAATTCAAGATTAGCTGCCGCAGTATGACACATAAAAAGAGATTTACCTACACCTGTACCTGCCATTGCAATGTTTAAGGTTTTATTCGGTAAACCACCTTTTGTTATTTTATTAAAGTAATCCAAATCCCACGGGATTCTAGATTCTTTAGAATTATAAAATTCAAATCTTTCTTCAGAGTTATCAATATAATCATGTCCAATATTTGGATCAAAATTAACTCCTAAAGCTTTTTGTAATATTCCTGGTATAGATTCTTCAGTTTGATCGCCTTTGCCATCAATGATTTGTATAGAATCCATTATAGCATTATATACAGCTCTATCCTTACACCATTTTTCTGTTTCAGAAACTAGATATTCATGCTCTAGATCACTCTTTGATTTACATTCTCCAATGCATTCTCCTGCATTTATTCTTAAATCATCTGGGAGCTGAACCTTTTTAAGTTCTAATTCTAATACCTTACCAGTAGGCATTTTATTATGTTTATTAACAAAATCTACTACAAGGTCAAACACCACACGGTGTGGTTGTTCAAAGTAATCTGGTTTTAGATAAGGTATTACTCTACGTAAATACTCTTCATCATTAATCAGATGACTTAGTACGTGTGTTTGTATTTGTGTTGTTATGTCCAATTGTGCCAATCACTTCTCCTTCTTCTAGTGATTCTTCCATTATATTTTGAAGTATTCCACCGATATAGTTTCTAAAATTTATATCGCCGATAAGTTCGTCTTCTTCGAATTGTCCTGCGTCTTGAATATCATAGGTAAATGCAAGGGTTGCAATATCTAATTCTGGACTCTCTTTTATTGAGACCTTACCATATATGTATACAACATCTTTCCACCTACCTGTAAGTAATCTAACCCCATAAAATTCTATGTTATTAGATTCTACTAATTGATAATCATTACTGGTTATGACATTATTGTCGCCATTAGTATCAAATTCACTACTCATTGTCTATATCCAATTCTACTTCTAGTAGTGGTTTATGACCTATTTGATAGTGACCTTTGACAAAGTCTTTGAAATCCGTTCCATCAAATATTGGCGTCCAAAAAGATTCTGAAAGCGTGTCTTTCTCTCTAACTTTTGGATCGACCAGTTCTCCAGTATCTTTATCAACCCTGCAGTACCAACCAACAGAAGGCTTAGCAACATAGTTACCAGCAAGAGCAACATCCAGTAAACCACTATAGCGCTCAATGCCACCTTCCCAGCTAACACTGATAGGAACTTTCGACTTTTCTCTGACAAATCTTGATTTTTCCACGTTGATAACAAAATTATATCCTCTTATTTCTGTTCCTACTTTCTTTTGTTGTCTTCCTATAATCCATATATTATCGGCAGAGTAATAGATACCCGTACCTCCGGAAACAATAGCTTTTGGAAACAGTCCCATCTCTTGATAGGTATGATTAATTGCTAAAAGGGAAATACTTTTCATAGTTAAATATGGTGTGACCATTCTAAATAATCCTTTTAACGCCTTAGCTCTCGACATATCAGCTACTGATTTTTCATTGAGTGTATCTTCTAGTTCTTTCTTTGAAGCTAAGTTCCCAATCGAATCAATAATAACTATTACCTTATCTCCTCTCTCCAGACTTTCTAGTTGATTAACTAGATCAAATTTTAATTGTTCTACATCTGTGATTGGAGTATGTAATACTCTTGATACATCAATATCAAATGATTCAAAGAATTTTTGCGGTGCTCCAAACTCTGAATCATAAAATAATAATACTGCATCATCATGCTCTTTTAAATAATCTCTTGCTATAAGAAGAGCAAATGATGTCTTAAAATGTTTACTTGGCCCTGCTAGGACAGTAAGTCCTGGGGCTAAACCTCCATCTATATCTCCGGATAAAGCTGCGTTTATCATCGGAACTGATGTTGGCATTGTTTTAAAATCTTTAAAGAATATCGAATCAGATAAAACTGCAGTAGTTTTAATCTTGCTATTCTTTTTTAATTTATCCATTATTCCCATTAGTATAACCTCCTACGATCTAAAGGTCTAAGGGACATTGAATCTTCTTTCTTTCTCCAACGGGCTGTTCCTTCTGCCTTTTTTCTAATTCTTTTTTGACAAGGCTTTTCGTAATATTCTCTACGCCTAACCTCTTGGATAATTCCAGCTCTTTCAACCTTCTTTCGAAATTTTCTCATTGCAAGATCAAAGGGCATAGGCTTCGGTGGCCTTTTATTTTTGTGCCTCTTGTTGCGTGGATTACGCGGAGGCCTAGGTCTTAAATCAACCATTACCATAATTTTTCTCCATAGTGCATCTATTATACCACACTTTTATCTGTTTGTAAACCATTATATCACGAATTGCTGAAATAAATTCTTTAATAATAACAATAAGGCAAATGAATTTAATATGATTAAAGATCGATCTTCCCATATTGCTGAAACTATTAACCAACCTATAACCCCAATGACTGAAAAGGTTAAATCATAAAATACAAAACCTTCTATTCCTCTCATTGACATTCCAGTAAGAAGGAAAACACTAGCTGTCCATTTAATATACCAATCTGGTGTATATTTAGGTGTAGCTGATTTAAACCATCTTTTAGAATTTTTTATTTCTTCTGGACTAGGGTTTTCTCTAGATGAAGTCATATATTACTCCTGCTTCGTCAAACATTGAATGAGTTTCTAAGATTGCTACTTTCCATCTATCCGGAATTGAATCAATCCCATTTTTCGGTCCTACTACTCGAGTAATTCCTACTTGAATTATTCCTTTTGCACACTCATTACATACGGGAAGTCCGTGTACGTACAACGTGCTACCATCGAGCTTAGCTCCATTATATCCTGCATTGTATATACAATTCATTTCCGCATGAACAACATATCGATATTTAACTTCTCTATTCTCTAGTCTAGTCTCTGATTCGGTTACACCTCTAGGAAATCCATTATATCCTTGCGCGAGTACTTGCCCGCGCTCGCCTATCGCGACCGCGCCTACGCCCGTGCTCGGATCTTTCGACCATCCTGCAAAAAATCTTGCAAGATCTAAATATTTTTCATCATGCTTGTGCATCTATATTTCTCCAAATAGATTGATTAACCTGTCTTTGTCTCATAGGATCATTTCTTATTTCGTCTGTTTTTAATGGATGTTTATCTCTATCTAATATTGCCTTAGGAACAATATCTTTAAATTCAGATTTTAATCTTTTCTTTTCCCCATTTCTTTCTTCATACGGGGTATTTAGCGCATGTTTAATAACGCTTGGAGCTAAGAAAGGAGCTCGTAATTCTACTGTAGATCTCATCATTGTTCTATCTAATTTAGGTAAATGATAGAAAGGCAATTCACAAAATACATCGCTATATTGAGAATCATATTCTTTAGCCCTAGTATAACCACCAAATAATTCATCTGCTCCATCACCAGTTAGAACATTATAAAATCCTAATTTCCTAAGTGCTTGAGCCATAGCTATTTGAGGTCTAACTGACCCTAAATCTACTGGGCTCTGGTGTACTTCTACTGCGTAGGTATTAGATACATCTTCTAAATTAACTTCTGTTAAATTGCAATTAAGAAGATCTACATATTCCCTTTCGTGGTTATTAACATGAATAGCCGTTACATCTTCTCCTAACCAATTAGCTAATTGATATATAATTGTTGAATCTAGTCCGCCACTTAACAATACAGCTACTTCTCTAAATCCACCTAATCTCAATTTGACTGAATTAGAAAGATCATCATAGAGATTAGTATATTCAACTCGATCCCAATTCCAATATGGAAATTCTTCTCCTCGATAAACATAATGCCCAGGCTTTACTTGTTTAATTTCATTCCAAGGTGTTCCACCTGTAGGATCATATCCCCATTTACTTACATTAGAATGGAATAATTGATTTGTTGTGACTGGGCCATATTGTTTTAGAACCTCAGGTTCTGAAGCTATAGCCGTTACATCTGTTCTATAATATACTGGTTTAATGCTAAGAAAATCTGTATAGACTAATGGTTCATCTCTTAAAAAAGTAATAAAGGACCAAAATCCATCAAACTGATGAACTACATTTTCAAATTCTCCCCAATAGTTTATATGGTGCATCATATGAGCATCACTTTTAAAATTACCATCAGCATAATCTTTATAATTAAATACTTCACCAACAAACATTGATGGAGCTTCATCTTTAGATTGAATAGGTTGAATAGCTACTTCTGGATCTGGATCAATCATTGGTAAAGCAATATGAACTAAGTCATAATTTTTCCATTGCTTATATCCTTTATAAGCTGATAATCCACGATAAGCCATTTGATCTATCGCCAATATATTATTAACTGAAGTTTCAGTTCGATCAGCTATTAAAAATCCGCACATAATTTATCCAAACTATATTTATCTATCATAAAACAATGTAAAGAGGTAGAACTAAAATGTAATGTTCCTGGTATAGTACCATTAAGTTCCGCTTCTTTTATTAACCATATTGCTAATCGATTAGCAAAATAAAGATCATTATGTAAATGCCTCATAACATCACATGATCGCATATGATAAGAACAATGTAATTTTTCTCCTCTTAACATAAAATGCCATCCGAATGTGCATGGTACGCGCTCGCCCATGTATGCGGCCGTAAGATCTTCTGGAAACCATATTGGAATATAACACTGCCTAGTAGTAGGTTCTTTCTTAAGAAGTTCTACTGCAGTATTTAGATTAGCTATATTAAATCTTATACCTTGTTTAACAATTCCTCTTTCAGCTTTATCCCCATTATTTTGCCACATTCTTTCTGGATAAGAATGGGAAAAAGCTTCATCCATTAAATATTTGTCTGTATCTTTTAACCAATGTACATGTGAAGGTGGTGGATTATAAGGTATTCCACCTACTCTTTCTTCAAAGTGTTCATCAGCCCACGGTTGAGTAGCATTTAAAAGATCGGAAGCTAGTTCAGCATTATTCACCATAGG